CTTCTTCATCATCAATAAATACCTCGAGGCCTTTTTTCTTATCGATTCGCTTCTGCTTTCTAGCTTCAACTTTATCTTCAAAGGCTTTAACAAAGTCCTTCATATAATCACTATCAATGTTAACAGTAATACTTGGAGCATCTGGATCGCCACTCTGATCAGCCAACTCATTCATAATCATACTATTCTCTAGAGCCTTATGCTTAACAAAGAGTTGTCTCTTCTCTCTATCAATACGTCTTAAGAACGCATAGTAGATAATCTGAGTAAAGTATGCAAAAGGATTCTTAGATTTATCAGGGTTAAAGTTATTGAGATAATTAATACAGTTCTCAATACCATCACCTACCATTTCTTCTCTAAACATATAGTTTGCGAAGTTAGGCTTATATGATAGCCTAGTAGCAATCTGTAAAAGGCATTCGCCAACATAATTAGGAATAGGAGGTCTAGGGTCACCTGCCTCTTCTGCTGCCAATCTCTTATCCCTATACTCTACAAGTGTAGCATATAGTCGCTTATTATCTACGTAATGTCTCTTTTTTGCCATATTAATGTAATACCGTGTTAGCTGATTCATGCATTGCGTCAAGCATCTCTGTAGTCTCGTCCAACATCTTCTCCACTTGCTCATTGGTTAATTTTGAAAAGGAATTCTTGGCTTCAAACCAATCCTCTATAAACTTATTATATTGACTTTCTAAGTCAGATGCAAGGTTATTATGAAAAGAAACTATATTTCTTTTTTCCATGATAGTAACATTAGGTTCTTCAGTTGCAAAAGGATTATACATACCCTTAAAGAAATAACTAGCTTCTATATTACCACGTTGAAAGTTACTACCTAACATTACAGCATTCTCTAATGTAACATCGTAATCTGTCTCACAGACTAGCATTCCTGCAATAATAGTTTGATCTATTAATCTAATAAAACTAAACATTTAACTTAACCTGATATATTTTGTAATCGAATTTCTCATCATTGTAGTACTTAACTCTTTCTGCAAAATGCTCTAAGGTGTAGTTTTTTCTAGACTTCCACGTAAGATCATCTGCAATATCAAAGAGCGTAGCTTGTTGTTTTCCTTCACCGGTTCTAAGTCCTCGGCCGATGGACTGGAGGGTTCTGATTCTACTTTTGGTTGGACTGGAGAAGATGACGTTGTGCAAGCGCTTAATGTTAACGCCAGTACTAAAGGTGCCATAACTAGCCACGATGATTGCATTGTCTTCATTCTCTGTAATTGCCCTAACTTGTTCTCTTGAATCTGCATCTGTTGCTCCATAAACAAAAAATATCTTTCTATCAAATATCTCTTTATCTGCTTGCTTTTGAATAAGGTCATATAGTACTTTACCGTGCTTCTCTACAAACTGGAATAATACTAATGTATTGCCTTTGAGTGATAATGCAAGGTTCTCAATAAATTTATTTCGTGCTTCATTAGTAACAATATAATCTAACTCATCCCTATAGTTAGCCTTCTTAAGTAGTTCACGTGCACTTGGCGGGTATCCTAATACTAAGCATTTAATATTTAGAGTCGCTAATGCGCCATCTTTCATAAGCTTTTCAGTTGTAGTAACTTTCTTAACAGCACCAAAGAGACCCTCAAGTACTAACTTATGTGTAAGAGTACCGTCTAATGTGCCAGTAAATCCAAATCTATACTCACACGAATCCATCTTAGACATAATAGATGATAGTGATTTAGATTTAAAGTTATGAGCTTCATCACCCATAACCGCACCAAACTGGTTAAACCAAGGCTTCGGCATCTTATAAATTGACTGCCAGGTCGATATAACTATTCTCTCATCAATAGAGTTACGCCATGACTTATCAGTATTACCCATAATGATACGTATATCATTCTCGTACCCGTACTCTTCAAAATCAGTCTTCATCTGATTAACTAGTGAAGTAGTAGGAACGATTACCAGAATCTTTTTATCCTTAGCAATCATAGCACGTGTTATGAGGTAGATGATTAATGACTTACCTGATGCAGTAGGAGAAAGAAGTAAAGCTCTCTTCGTTCTCATAGCATGTGCGAAGGCTTCTAACTGGTACTCCCTTGCATCAAACTTAGTATCTTTCAATACTATATCACTGAACTCTTTAGCCTCTTTAAGAGAGAATTCATCATCATATAAGGTACTATCTACATCTACCTCATAACCCCTATCATACGCAAACTTGCGTACATAAGGTACTAGACCTGCATATAGCATTTGAGTTGCTAAGTTGAACAGTCTAATCTTACCATCCCAATACTTATTACGTACTTGGGGCATAAATCGTGCACCTGGTACAGTGAAAGTAAAATAGTCTTGCAACTCATACCTTGTACCTGGTTCACAATAAATTTTTATGTATACATCGTTATATTTTTCTACTACGATTTTTTCCATGAGCTCACTACACGTTCTCGTAAGGAGGAAGAACTGAGAGTATGCTTACGACTGTTATAAAATACTTCGATAGGTAACTCTCTACCGGTATAATTAGTCTCTCTATACTCTTCTCCAATAATACGAATGTCTGGATTTATTAAATTAATTAAATCTAACAAGTCCTCTTCTGTTGTATATGGTATTACTTCATCTACATACTTGCATGAACTTACCTGAAGATATCTTTCATGCACGCTTTGTACAGGCATATTCTTGGTTGGTCTATCTATAGTAGGATTTGTTTGCAGGAAAGCATATAGATAATCACATTGATCTTTAGCTTCACGTAACATGCTCAGATGACCGGCATGAAATAGATCAAACGATGAACAAGTAAAGCCTCTTATCACTACACACCTACCTTAAATTGTTCCCACTTGATAGCTGCTGATATATTAAAACCTCTTGAATTAAGAGACCTAATAGCATTATCAAGGAAGTCAACAATCTCCTGATGGTATGCCATCTTAAGATTAAGGTTAATTACTTCCTCATCAGCGTCGACATATTGAGGTATATCAGTCTTGAGAATTTTAAGAGGGTTAGGTTCCCAACCACGTTCTCTCATCTCATCATAATCAATAGTACCGTTATAGTACTCATTCTTAGCCTTTACCAACTGCTTATGACTGGCCTGAAGTCTACGCAGCTTTAAACGCTCGTTGGCATATAACTTATAATATTTGGAATGTAGTTGCGGTATTTTTAATGCTTCTTCGCCTAACTCAGTACGGTCGAGTTGAGAGTCAGCATGCCATAAATCAAGTATTTCATCAAGCGTCATAGTAACCTCATTTTTATTCAATCTTCATTATAAAGGCTTTTTACACCAAAGGCAACAACTAAATTTTAGTAATTTGCATCCTTTCAAACGCAAAGGTTGCTGTCGCTTCAATGTAGTCAATATCTTGGGCTTTAAGATCGAATAACAAATCGAGTAATGATGTAGGGAACATATTAATAAGTTTAACTTGCATATTCACATTAGAGTTACTATTGTAAATAATAATAGTACCATCTGACATGATACCATCACTTCCACCTATATTATTTCTAGCATCTTTATCAGCAAGGGTCTTATATTGCTGAAAGTTCTCTGGGAAACCAAGATGCTCTAACCATCGAAATATCTCTAGGTAGTTGGTCATATCTTCATCTACTCTAAATGTAACCTGTACCTCACCAAAGTCAACATGATCTCCTGGCATAGGTAGTTTTACAAATGGAGTGGGTGTAAGACTAGGTTGAACCGCTATAGAAGGTAGAACCAAAGACTGTACGTAGAAGTTAACCTGAGGCAACTTCTTAATAGTGAACGCAAACTTCAAAGGGGATAAGAAGTTCATACTTGTTACTGTAGAGTTGAGTGCTGTCATACTACTATTTATCTAACCAAAAAAAGAGAGGGCATCCCTGCCCTCTCTAAAAATGTCCATTTTCTGGATTCTTTTTATTACATCAGAATTACATGATGTTTTGTACAACCACTCTGCGGTAGTATACGTTACTGTCTTCAGTGATAGCACCGAGTCCAGCAGTTGCACCGTTAGCAAACGGGTTAGCAACAATGCCGTAACGAGTCTTAAAGCCGATTTTAGGCTGGAAGGTATTCTCGCCGACTGCACGAACCATCTGCAGTGGTACATATGGGCAATAGAAGATACCGGCGTCAAATGCGCTTGAACCTTTGTAACCCAATGTGTAGTAGTTACCAGTTGTATACGGATCAATGTATACACGATAGCGACCATTAAGTACACCAGCGAAGGTGTTACCTGTGTCATCTACTTGCAAGTTGTTAGAGTTAAGGGCTGGAGTATAATCCAGAACGCCTGCCATCTGCAATGCTGAAGCTACATCAGAAGAACAGATCAGGACGTTACCTTTACCGCGACGAGTATCTTTTGCAATTTGGTTAGCATCACGTTCGATTTGGAACATCAAGCCTTTGAATTTTTCAACAGACCAACGACCGTTTGAATCAGTGTCCAGATCAAAGAAACCAGCAGTAGTGGTGTCTGTAAGAGCACCTTTCTTAGCTGATACGTTGATAGTACGGATGATTTCGCGGTTGATTTCAGCCAAGATTTCAGAAGTCAAGATGTTAGACAATTCTGTTTCAGCGTCAAGGCCGTGAATTGCTTTAAGATCCTGAGCCAATTCCATTGTGTATTCGGCTTTCAGAGCGCGTGACTCAGCAGTGACGGATACTT